GCCTCGAATTCGATCACACCGTCAACGTGACACGCCATCCCATGCCACGCGAGATGTCGCATACGTGGCACGCCATAGCATGCTATGTCTAAGCTGCTGGAATGCAGCCCCGCCCGCGCACGGCCGGGGGGAGACCGGCCGGTGAGCGGAGCGTCGACGTGGACGAGCGTAGAGAACCACCCCCTAAGCCCGTAACCCGGCCGCCGGTCATAACCTCCGCCGCCGGAAACCTCTCCCCGCTCCAGCAGGCCTACAGCCGCTACGTCACCCACACCACGAACTGCGACGTCTGCCGGGACATCGACTGCAGCCCGTGCAAGGAGTCCGAGCGGCTGTGGAACGCCTACCGGGCGCAGGGGGATGAGGCGTACCGGCGGCTGTCCGAAGAGGCGTGACGGGATCTTGCCTGACAGGCACTAAACGGGCGCTGGCGTTGCCGTCAAGGTAAGCGCTGGCCATGGATTGACCTGCGGTTACGGAAACGTGCGGGGTGCACAAGATGCGCGCAGATATATGCAACCTTCACACTTCCCTTACGACCTGCCGTGCTGTTGACTCGGGCTCAAGTCGCAACGGAACAACTCCTTCCGGGCGTCCCCCTAGCCGTGGAAGAGGTCAGTGACGTGCACCCGCAGGGCGTGAGCAATGAGCAGCAGATCCGAATACTGCGGGTCCCGCACCGCGTTCTCGTAGCGCTGGATCGACCTCCGCTCCAAGCCGGCGAGGTGGGCGAGCTGCTCCTGCGATAACTCCGCCTGCCGTCGCAGATCGGCGATGCGGTGGCCGAGGGCTCTTCGGCGGTCGAGGACCCAGTCGGGTCGGGGATTGCGGCGGGCTGGCACCCGGGACACGCTTCGGTGTTAGTGATCTTGTGTCAGTACCCAAATGGTCGCCAGCCGAGAAAGATTGGTTTCCGTGCGACGGACCGTCAGCATCCCGCCGTAGAACAGGTGGGTGTCCGCCCTGGGCGGCCCTGCGACGCACTGGCATATGCCGAAGGGTTGCGGGTAGTGTCAGACGTCGAACGCATGTTCTATACATGAATGCTTCGGCGCCGCGGAGACCTGAACGCCGCGGCGCCGAGTGGACCGCCGACTGGCCGTGTACCCCCGGCTGGGAGGTGGACCAGTACGGGTGCCGGGGAGTAGTTGCCGGGTACCCGTGCGAACGAGTGAGCCGTGGGCCGTTATCGGTGTACGGGACACTCGTTGAAAGAAAAAGCCGGGCCCGGCTCCCACCATCGCCCCGAAGGGCGCTCCCGGGGGGAGCCGGGCCCGGCGCTTTAAAGCACTCGTCCCGGGGACAGTCTGCCACTGGGAAACAAGTGGGAAACGAGCATGGCCACACGTGGCTTTACGTGGCAAGAGGTGGCCACCACTCAGGCAGGAAACCGCAGGTCACCCCGCATGAGCCAATCATCGCCCCAGGCAGCCGAATCCCAGCACGGAAGCCTCAGTTGTTCTGCAGGAAAAATCTATGAAGAGGTATTGAGGGGACTGGCAGGGACTCTGACCTGCGGCGGAGCTTACGCACAACTGCCGGGTGGGAAACGAGTGGGAAACCGGTCGGGTCTCAAGACCCGTCCCAGGTCTCCTGGAGCCTCTCCCACCGCTCCTGCAACGTCTTCATGATGGCACGCTCCATGGGAACCGTCACGCTGCTGTAGACGGCCTCGACGCCAGGCAGCTCGTGCCCCATCCGAGACTCCACAGCGAAGCGGCTGTGCTCGAAGTCCTCGTCGAGCCAAGCCTTGTGGCCGTGCCGGATCAGGTACATGCGCTTGCCGGCGAAGTCGGGCACGGCAGGGATCGCCGGCCGCGGGTTCCTGCTCCCCGGCGCCTTCTTCCGCTCATCGGCGCCCTTGGAGATGTGGGGCCAGTAGTCGACGGAGAACGCAGCCGACCCCAGACAGCCACCCGCGATCGCCGGGAACACCCACTTGTTGTCATGCGAGGCGAGCAGCTTCTCCAGCATGTCCGCAAGGAACTGGGGGACCACCAGCGTGCGGTACGAGTAGTACTTGGGCGGCACCTCCGCCAGAGTGCCCTTCTCCTGCTGCACCTGCTGCTGAACGCGGATCGCCGGCAAGAGGCCCTCACCCTTGCCGTAGCGGAGCGCGTCTTCTTCGTACCGCTCCTTCTCATCCTCGTCCGGGCGCGGGTCGCTGGCAGGCCAGTTGGGGTAGCAGTACTCGCGGCGCAGTCCGAACAGCTCGCCGGGACGCATCCCGGTCATCGCCATCGTCCAGATCATGACGTAGCCGGGGTAGCCGAAGACCACTTCCGCGTTGCGCGCCAGTTGATCGACGGCGGCGATGTCCATGTCGCGCTTGCGTTCGCGCGTGGTGCGCTTCACGTAGCGGCCACGCTGCCGCTTGCGTTCGACAGGGGAAGTCTTGATGAGCCGCGGCACCGCATCATCGAGGATCATGCCCAGCACCGTCATGACGTTGCGAGAACTGCCCGCCGCCGGCAGCTTCTTCTGGATGTGCTTCCGGAAGGCGCGGTAGGCGATCACGTCGATCTCTCCGACTGTCTTGCCTTTGAAGTACGGCCGGATGTGCTGGTTGATGATGGCCTTGTAGCTCTTGTACGTCGTGTAGGCGTGGTCCGTGGCGGCGAACCAGTCGTCGATCCAGTCGGTCATGAGCGTGGAGCTGTCGCGGTTTGAAATACCGGTTCCGCGCCGGATCTCCGACATCTTCTCAAGGCCGTACTCGTAGGCCTCGTCCTCGTCGGTGAAGCCACCCTCGGACTCAAACCGCTTGCGACCGCTGGGGTGATAGTCGCCGCTCCACCACTTCACGCGGCAGGTGCCGCCTCGCCACTCCGTGTAGACGTCCTGCGCGCGTCTGGCCATGTCGCCTCCTTCACTGCCGGTGGCGCGGAGGCTCGGCGTGTACCCCTACTACCGCCTCGCCTCCGCGTCGCCATGATCTCAGCCCGCCTGCCCCAAAGGACAGCGCGGGCAGTGACCACATTCGCCACCGAGGTCCCTTACCAACTCCCGCATCGAGGCCCGGGCTTGCGGCCTCTCCCGGATCTGGACCGGCACGACACAAATGATCCCGTCATCGGTGCGGACCGCCGTTCCATCGAACCGTGGCCCGTAGTCGACTATGAGCGCGTCGCTTTGCTGCATGGCTCCCCCTTAAGTCGCCTGTAGGGAAGCCCCGAAGGACGTGAAACGACTCTGCCACATTTGAGCCCTGTTGGGACTGACTGGGACTGAAGTGATACGAGGAGTGACGTAACAGCAAAAGGTTGTACGTCAAATGGGTGAACTTCGGCTAGATGAGACCCTGTTCGCGCAGGTCGCGTACTACCTGCTCGCTCATCTCCCGGATCTCCTCCACCGAAGTCCCCTTCGCCGTGGCGATCAGCGCCAGCTGCACCGTTTTCAGAGCCTCCCTGTCCAGCACCTCACGAGGCAGCGGCGACTTCTGGACATCCGGAGCGCCATCTTCCTTCATGTCGCTCACAGGGATGGGTTCACCGCCCTCGGCCACCTTGAGGCAACTGCCCGGCGCCCATTGCAGCAAGCCGTCGATCTTCACGTAGTTGGTCTCCCGGATGGGGAGGGCCTTCTCGACTCGCTGCCACGTGCCCTTGGAGACGCCGGCCTTCTTGGCGTTGGCGTCGTTCAGGGCGATGCCGAGGTCGGCGCGGCGGCGTCGGGCTGCCCGCGCCAGCCTCTCGAGGTCGTGATCGGTAGGGGATGGCATGGGGTCATCTTGGCAGGACTGGCGGGGACCAGCCAGGACTAGGGGCGACTTAGGCCCAAAAGAGACCCTGCGTTTGCCCAGCTCACAGGCTATCTGAGGCCTACAGGTGACAACTAGTGGCAACTCAAGGCCATCTATGGCTAGACGTCAGGGTCATCTAGGGGTAACTTCTACGCATGGCACAAACCCCAACCACTTTCGAAGTGGACGGGACGGCTATCTGCACCAAGCGCATGCAAGCGGGGATGGAAGTCCAGCAGCTCGCCGACCTCGTCGGCATCACCGCGAACTACCTCCGAAAGCTGGAGCGCGGAGCCCGCACCCGCATGAGACCTGGCCACTACCAGGCCCTCAGAGCCGCCCTGGACGCACACCAGACCGAACTCCTCGCCCCCCACCCGGACCCCCCTGAAAGGAAGTGAAGTGAACACCACGCAGTCCCCCACGGCCCCCACCACGGTGGACATCGACGGCCCGCGTTACTACGACCTGCGCGAAGTCGCCTCGATCCTCAAGTGCAGCGTTCGCACCGTGCGACGCCTCCTCGCTGACGGCCGACTCGGCTACAGCCAGGAGAAGAAGGGCGGCGTCATCCGCGTCAGCGACGCCGACATCGCCGCCTACTACGAGGCCAGCCGCATCGGGCCGGTCGTAGCGCACCGCTCCCGCCGTAGGCCGGCCCGCGCCGCCGCCTAGTACGGCCGCGGCCCCAACCGCCGGTTCGCACACCGACAGCCGGGGCCACCGCGGCTCACGCCGCGCGATCCACCTCTCACCATCCCAACAGAGATGAGGCAGACCGTGCCTTCCACTATCCCACCCACCCCCGGCACCCCGACTCCCGGCGCCTCCCCGCTGGTTGAGCAGTTGCCGAGCAACCTCACCGAGATCCGGATCATGCCGGGGTTCGGTAACCGTCTGCAGCTCGTGTACTGCGGCACGGAGGGCATGCCGGAGCCGATGCAGGGCGCGGTCGCCTCGGTGACCGTGTACGGCGACGGCCGCATCTCCTACGAGCCCATCCCGCAGACGGAGGTGCTGTCATGACCGACTACCCCGACCTCGACCCGTTCTGGGTCAAGCACCGCGCCGACTTCCTGGCCGCGAAGAGCACCAGCGCCGACCCGTCCGCGTGTGGCACCTGCCGCGATCGGGCCGAGGCTGGCGCGCCGGTGAAGCACGACGAGTGCCAGCAGAGGGCCACGCTCCTGCAGGCTCCCGATCACCCGTACTACGAGATCCTCGCGGGCTTCTCCCTGGAGGAGAACGAGAAGCTCCCGGCCCGCTTCCACATCCCCGTTTTCGACGACTGCGGCGTCCCCAACTCGTGGCTGTGCGCGGTCTGCCAGGAGGAGGGCGTCGTCACGGGCTGGCCGTGCGCCACCGCCGTCAAGTACGGCACGAAGGTCTTCACCCCGCTGTACGAGGCGGAGACGGCGCAGGAGAAGCAGGCGGCCGAGCTGGCCGCGTACCGGGCACTCGAACTCGGCGACCCGGACGGCCGCGTCTCAGCATCCTGCGGCAACCCCGAGCACCCCACCTGGCTCCGTGCGCCGGACGACAGGAGCGGCTGCCCCTGGTGCCGCATCGCCGAGCTGGAGACCGCCCTGGCGGCTACCGGCCGATCCCTGTCGTCCTTCATCTTCGACTCGGACGATCCCGGTGCTGACGCCCTGGGCGCCCAGTGGCTCTACCACCAGGCGGTGCCGCAGATGGACGACCCGTTCGCCCAACCGCGCGCCTTCCGCTCCAGCGTCTTCTCCGAGGCGGCGAAGGCCGTCGAGGAGATGGACGGCCACACACCGGACGAGCACAGCAAGCGCCCGCAGGCGTACCTCGACGGCTACTCGGACGGCTTGCAGGACGCCGCCGAAAGCCTGGAGAAGCTCGCCGACCAGGCGGCCGAGGGATCCGAGGTGCAGTCATGACCGACTACGAAGAGACTGGCCGCCACTTCGCCAGGGATTTCGCCGCCGCGACCATGACGGTGCGCCGCGAGGACGGTCTGTTCCGGCACATCGAATGGTCGGCGCCGAAGACCATGAGCAGCCTGACCATCATCACGTGGCCGCACAACCTGCTGGTGGCTGGCAGCCACGGCTCGTACCACTTCCAGCGGTGGGGCGACGACGAGGGCGAGATCCTCGACTTCTTCCTCGGTCGCGACCCGCTGAAGAACCTGCCCGCCTGGGCAAACAAGCTCGCCAACGGCTGGGACTCGGTCCGAGAGTACGACCAGGAGCGCCTGGTCCAGCAGGTCAAGGACGAGTTGGCGCAGGCGGTCCTCGAGGGCGCGCCGCGAGGGCTGCGGGCTGCTGTCCGTGAGCAGATCCTTGAGAGCGATCAGCTCGGGTCTAAGGACTTGGCGATGCAGCTGGTCTACGACTTCGAGCACGGCGTGATCTATCGCTCGGAGTGCTCGTGCGGGGCTTCCAAGGACCACGACGACCAGAGCTCGGCGTACACGTGGGAGTTCTACAAGCATCCCATTCAGCGACTCGACGGAGACCACAAGGTCAAGGTGCGGGAGATCGGCGGCTTCAGTTTCTCGGACATCGGCGACTGGTCGATCCACAAGCTCAGCTACCACTTCGTCTACCAGTGCCACGCGATCGTGTGGGCCATCGGCCAGTACGACGCCGCCCGTCAGGCGGTGGCCGCGTGAACGCCGCAGAGTTCAACGCCCTGTACCCGATCGGCACTCCGGTCGTCGCCTACCCGGGCTGCCGCCCGGAGGACGACGCGAACGACGAGCGTCTCGTCACCTTCACCCGCAGCAGGGCCGAGGTTCTCGGTGGCCACACCGACGTCGTCTGGGTCGACGGGCACGACGCCTGCATCGCCCTCACGCACGTCGACGTGGTGTCGGAGAGCGAGCCGATCACCGACCTGCCCACGGCCGTCGAGGTCATGGGCGCCCTGCCGATGCCCGCCGGACCGGCATCCGCCACCCCCTGCTGGCACCAGCTCCGCACCGAGCTGATCCGCATGCTCCGCCCCTACATGCCGGAGACGGCCAGGACCAAGGCAGTCGACCTGGTGGACGAGGTGATCACGGAGGCGCTGCTCGAAGGCGCGAGGAACCCGTCGCCGCTCAACCTCACCGACAAGGGGGCGACCCGATGACCCGCCCGATCTCCGACCTGGACGTGAGCAGCAGCGTGGTGGAGGCGGATACCCGCCTGAACTCGCTGCTCGCCACACCGCCGCTCGGCCACGTCAAGGCCCTGCAGCCCGCCGCCTGGTACGAGCAGGTCTTCGACCTCCTCGCCTGCGCCCACCCCGAGAACTGCACCTGCACGCCTGAGGAGGCGTTGTGACCCTCTCCGAGATCTACCTGAAGGCCGCCGAGGTCATCGAGTCGAACGGCCACGCCAAGGGCGACTTCTACAGCGTCCCCGAAAGCGGAGTCGGCATCGAGAAGAGCCGCAGCGAGTACCCGGTGTGTGCGGCCGGGGCCCTGTCGGTCGTCATCTTCGACGACCCGGTCCCGCCCCGCGAAGGAGAAGACGGGCGCGCCGAGTTCGAAGCGGTCGTCGCACGCCTGAACGCCCGCATCGAGGACTTCCACCTGTACAGCTTCCACGGCGAGCCGCCCGTGCTGCGGCTGACCGGCTGGAACGACGCCGCCGAACGCACCGCCGCCGACGTCATCGCCGCGTTCGAGCGCACTGCGAAGGCGGTGGCGTGATGGCGACCGTGATCGAACTCCGCCCGCTGGCCGACGACGTCGAGGAATCCCTCATCCAGCTGGACCGGGACTTCGCCGCCGTCTACGGCCCCGACATGGGCGTCTGGGCGAAGGGCGTGCGCGGGGAGCTGCTGGAGATGCAGCGGGCCCGCCGTACCGCCGACCGCGAGACGCACCCATTGCACCCGCGCCGGGCGTCAGCGTCTCGCCGGCGTAGGCACCTGAAGCAACTCTCGTGGCGTGTCCGCGCGATCGCGCCCGGCGCAGTCACGATCCTGGTCACCCCGCTTTGGACCGATACCACCGGCACTGGTGTGCGCCACGTTGTCGCCCGCGCCCTCACTGCCGACGGGCAGATCGTCAAGTTCCCGGCTGGCGGATCCAGGCAGATCACCGCACTCCTACAGGGCGCCTACCCGGGTGCGAACTGGGATCACCCCCAGACCTGGAGTGCCGCCGGTAACACGCTCACCGACCGCATCAGCAGGGAGGCGGCGTGATGGGCATGGAGCTCGCCGACTACAGCCCGAAGCCGCCCACCGCGAAGCAGGACGAGCAGCGCCGGGCCGCGGTCCGCATAGCCGACCACATCGGCGCCGGGCATCCGCACCCGCTCGACGAGGCCATGCCGCGCATCGCCGGCGCAGTCCTCGCCAAGGACCCGGCGATCGCCGCCGGAGTGCTGGAGCTCCTCGCCGCACTCGGCATCCGACCCGACCAGATCCGGAGGACGCCGTGACCGCCCCGGTCCCGGCCCGCCTGTCGCCGATCGCGGGCCTGTTCAACCACCTCGTCGCCTGGCTCAACAGCCAGCTCACCGACCGCGCGCTCCTGCTCGAAGCGGAAGTCGCCGTGGCCATCGCCGAAAACCAGCACCTCAAGGAGGGGCAGTGAAGACGCTCGCCCTCTGCATCACCCCGGCCGTACTGCTCGTCGCGTTCGCCGTCGCCTTCGTCCGCACCTTCTGCACCGTTGAGACGCCCGAGGAGGACCAGTGAGCACGCTCGCCACCCCCACCGACGCCGAGATAGCCGACCTCCTCGGCAAGGCGGCCGACGTCATCGACACGAACGGGCACTGCAAGCGCGACCTGTACGACCACAAGCAGGCCGCGGGCGGCACCAAGCCGGCGAACTGCCGGGTCGACATCATCGGCGCCCTCAACATCGCCGCGCACGGCGTACCCGTGTACACCGGCCGCGACCTCCGGGTCTGGGCTGCCGAGCAGGCCATCCTCAACCGGATCCCCGAGGCGGCGATCGTCACCTGGAACGACGCCAGGGGTCACGGCAAGCGGGAGGCCGCCAAGCTGCTCCGCGACACCGCGAACGCACTCCGGGAGGCGTCGTGATGGGCCGGGGCAAGCACCGCGCCAGCGCCGACAACAAGCGGCTGCGGCAGCTCCGTCGCGAGGACCGGCAGTACATCCGTCACTGCCACGAACGGTTCGCCGAACTCGGCTGCAGGGTCCGCTACTGGAGGGCTCGCGCCGAGGTTGCCGAAGGGCGACTGCAGGCGAAGGAGCAGCAGGTCCAGCAGCAGGTCCAGCAACTGATGGCGCGGGACACCGAGCTGGAGGCGCTGCGACGCCAGTTGAAGGCGGCCAGCGACGACACCGTCGAGACGCAGATCCCGAAGCTCCCCAAGCCCGAACTCGCGGGCGCCACCACCTGACTCGCCGACCGTGCGGCGATCCGCTCCCGCACGGTCGGCGGTCCAACGCACAAACCCCCGAGCGCTAGAGACGCCCGGGGATCCGACACCGAGTATCCCATGGAGGGGTCCAGTGACCATCACGGCCGAGACCGTCACCGAGAAGTACGACCCGTCGATCCTCCCGCCGAACTGGTGGTACGAGCTGTTCCGTTGCGTCCGGGCGCGCTGCGAGTGCGGCAACTCGACGAGCGTTCGCGACGGAGCGCTGGCCACGCACGAGCCGAAGTCGACGTGGGACATGAACGGCCAACGCCGTCCCGTGATCAGCAACGCGACTGGAATCGGGTGGACCTGCCGCTACAGCGGACGGACCGTCACCCTGGCCGCCGCCCTGGAGCGGGACAACACCCTGACGCCGGCCGAGCAGTACGCCCGGGATGCCACGCTGCGCAGGCTTGAGGCCGGCATCGTGGACTCCGCCCCCGATGGCTACGCCCTGCCGAAGCCGGTCGCCTCCCTGCTCGCGTTCGCCGAGGCCAACGGCTGGACCGCTCAACAGGCGTGGGCGCCGCGCGACGACGGTTTCGTCCTGAACACCCGAGTAGGTCGAGCAGCCGCAGACGGCTCGAAGTGGCAGTACGACCTGTCGTACTTCGTCGCCCCGAGTGTCGCCCGCCGGACCTCGTTCGGACTGTGCACGACCCCGGACCGCAGGGCGCCGCACGACACCCCCTCGATCAAGGCGATCCGCGCGGTCATCGAGCAGCACCCGGCACCTTCCGCCTGACCCCCACCAGCCCGTCGGCGGGCGTCGATCCCGCATCCGCTCGCCGACGCGACCACTTGGAGAACCCGATGAACGAGCACAACACCGTCGAGACCTTCCAGCCCGCCCTGTTCCCGCTGTCCGCGGTGCAGACCAGCGGCTACGCCACCCCCGAGCCCGAGTCGGACATCGACGCCGTCGCCGACGATGAGGCCCCGCAGCCCACAGAGGACGCGGCCTGATGCGCCTCACCATCCCGCAGCCGGAGCTGGCGGACGCCGTCAAGTGGGTCGAGAAGGGGCTGCCCGGCAACCCCCTCTACCCCGTGATGATGACCATGCGCTTCCAGGCCACCGGCGACCGCCTGCTCATCTCCGGCTGGGACGGCGACACCGCGCTACACGCCGAGCTGGACGCCGACGTCGAGGAGGAAGGCGTCGCGCTGCTGCCGGGGAAGTTCCTGGCCGGTGTCGTCGGCGCCCTGCGCAAGAGCGATCTGACGATCGAATGCGGCAAGGGGCAGGGGGTCCTGACCGCGCCCGGCGTCCGGGTCGACATCCGCCCCAGCGACGCGGGCCAGTGGCCGGACCTGCCGACTGCGCCTGCAGTGGCCGGGACGGTGGACGGGCCGGAGTTCATGCGGGCCTACACCCGCATCAAGCCCGCCTCGGTGAAGCCGAGCGAGGACGAGGTCAACGAGCTCTCCGGCGTCGGCAGCGTGCGCCTGGTGGCTGCGGACGGCGAGCTCCGGCTGGCGACGACCGACCGCTTCCGGGTCGGCCTGGAGTCCATCGCCTGGACGCCGGCTAGCGAGCTCGGTGACGCGTTCGCGCTCGTGCCGACCCAGGCGATCGAGCGAGTGCGGCCGTTCGCCAAGAGTCGCCTCACGCTCGCCCTTCCGGCCAACGGCGCCGGTACGGCCGGCCTGAGCGGCGAGGGGCGCGAGGTCGTCACGAAGCTGTCGATCCCGAAGACCTTCCCGAACGTCGACCGGGCGGTGCCGCAGAAGATCGTAGCCAGCGCCCGCCTGGAAGCGGCCGAGCTGATCGACGCGATCCGCACGGTCTCCATGGTTAACACGAAGATCACGCGCCCGGTCTGGCTGCGCTTCGACGGCGAGTCCGTGGCCGTCTCGGCGAGCGACATGGACACGGCCGAGGTGCGGATCGATGCCCGACTGGACGGCGATGTCGGCGAGTTCGAGGTCCCGTTCCGCGGCTACTTCCTGACCGACGGGCTCGCCCAGATCGAGGGCACCGCGCGGATCGACTTCAGCGGGCCGAAGCGTCCGGCTCTGATCCAGGGCGCCGAGGGCGGCACCTACCGGTACGTCGTGCTGCCGATCGGCGATCCCGGCAGGGCGTCCGCCACCTGACCAACAACCACAGTCCGCCGTGGTGCGCGCCCCCCTCGCGCTCCGCGGCATCCAGGGCCGCCGGGTCCGGATCCCCCCGCTGGACCCGGCGGCCTGCACCTCACGACACCCGAAAGCAGGAACCATGAGCACCAACAGCCCCACCATCCCGCCGGATGTCGCGGCGCACGTCCTCGCCCACTACGGCCGAGAGGGCGGCTACCAGGCCGGATCGTTCACCACGGACCTTCTCTCGGCCATGGGTAAGGCCGACCCGACGAACCTCGACCGCCTCGCCCTCGGCTTCCCCGAGTACGTGGCCGCGGTCACCGCCATCCAGTACGACCCGAACGGCGTCGCCCACCTGCAGGACATCGCGGCAGGCGAGGCGGTGGCTGGAGAGAACCCGGCGCCGCAGTGCCCGGAAGCCCTGATCAACCCGGACACCGGCGACCTCCGCCGCTGTGTCCAGCGCGGCCGCCACGACTGGCACCAGACCCCCGGCGGTACCGAGTGGCGCGTCCCTGTCGACTCCTCGATCGAGAGCCCGTGGTGAGCCCCCTCGCCTGCCGTAACTGCGGCAACACCGCCGGGCCGTTCACCGCCGACGGCCGCTGCGAAGACTGCGCCGACGCCGACACCGACACCAGCAAGGACGACGAATGACCACCACCATCGAACCCGACGAGCTCGAAGCCCGCATCGAACAGCTGGAAACCGAGAACGGCGAACTCTCCGACAAGGTCCGCGACCTCGCCGAAGAGCGCGACGAGCTGAAGCGGCGCCACGACGAACTCGAAGAGATGGTCGACACCGCCAAGGACCTGGTCGACGAGCTGGCTCGGGGGTTGAACCGGTGACCGCCGCGGTGGAGGTCGACGCCCCGCAGATCGTCGACGGCTTGTCCGCCGAGGCGTACCACGCCGATAGGACGTCGATCTCCTCGTCCGGCCTGCGCGCCCTCCTCGCACCCGGCTGCCCCGCCCAGTTCAAGTACGACCGCGACCACCCGCAGCCGCCGAAGCGCGAGTTCGACCTCGGGCACGCCGCACACCTGTATGTGCTGGGGGAGGGCCCGGAGCTGGAGGTCATCGACTTCCCGGACTGGCGCAAGAAGGACGCGCAGATCCAGCGCGACGAGGCCTACCTCGCCGGCAAGGTGCCGCTGCTTGTGAAAGACCACGACATGGTCCAGGCGATGGCCGAGGCGATCCGCCAGCACCCCATCGCCGGCCCGCTGTTCACGCCCGGCAGCGGCGTCGCCGAGCAGTCGATCTACTGGACCGACTCGGCGACCGGGGTCCGCTGCCGGGTGCGCCCCGACTGGCGGCGCAGCGCGATCGCCGTCGACTACAAGACGATCAAAGACGCGGCGCCGGACACCATCTCCCGCGCCATCAAGGACCGGTCGTATCACCAGCAAGACGCCTTCTACGTCGACGGCATCGAGGCGGCGGGGCTCGCCCCCGACGGCGCCCGATTCGTCTTCGTCTTCCAGTCAAAGATCGCCCCCTACCTGATCACGGTTCGCGAACTCACCGATCAGGACCGCGACATCGGCCGCGCCCGCAACGAACGCGCCCTCCGCATCTACGCCGAGTGCACCGCCAACGACGTCTGGCCCGACTGGACCGGACCCGTCACCGAAATCCCCCAGATCGGAATGCCGAGCTGGGACACCCTCCGACAGGCAGAGGAATACCTGAAGTGACCAGCACAGACATCGCCCAGCGCGACGAGCAGCAGGCCGTCGCCACCACCCAGCCGCAGCCCCAGCAGCAGATCACCACCAAGAGCGCCCTCGTCCTCTGGGCCGAGGAAGCCCGCGTCGTCGCCAACATCGCCGTCTCCATCGCTAAGACGCCGTTCGCCGGTCAGCTCCGCGGCAAGCCCGAGGAAGTCACCGCCGTCATCCTCGCCGGCAACGAGCTCGGGTTTAAGCCGATGGCTGCCCTCAAGGCGTTCGACATCATCCAGGGCACCCCCGCGCTGCGAGCCCACGCCATGCGCGGCCTCGTGCAGTCCAAGGGCCACAAGATCCAGCTCGTCGAATCCGACGACAAGCACTGCGTCATGCGCGGTCGCCGGGACGACGACGAGGACTGGCAGGAAGTCACCTGGACCATCCCTCGCGCCGCCCTCATGGGCCTCGTCGGCAAGAACGAGTGGAAGAAGCAGCCGCAGACCATGCTCGTTGCCCGCGCGACCGGCGAACTCTGCCGCCTGATCGCCTCTGACGCGCTGCACGCGGTGCCGTACACGGCGGAAGAACTCCGCGACTCCTCCAGCAGCCAGGGCGAGTTCGCCGTTACCCGGCCCGCCCTGTCCGTCGCCCAGCTCACCGCGCCGTCCCCGCGGCCGGCTGCCACGACTGCGGCTGAGCCCGCATACACCGCCGCCCGCGACGACGAGGAGGCCAGCGACGGGGTCTGGGACGCCGACGCCGCCGAAGGCTCCACCGACTGGCCCGAGCCCGCACAGCCCCCGCAGTAGCCCGCACACCGGAGGCCGGCCCGCGGGAATCGGGCCGGCCCCTCGACCCAAGGACATCACATGACCCGTCGTCTGTCTGTCGCCGAGCGGCTCGCGTCCACGGAGAAGGACGCCCTCCTCGACGACATAGCCAAGCACTCCGAGTGGGACCGCTTCCTCGTCGAGCAGGCCGTCCTCCACTTCGGGGAGCGGTACATCACCTTCTCCTGCAACCAGATCCGCGAAGTCCTCCCCGACCTCGGGCCCGGCCTCCTCGGCGCCGTCATCAACAGCCTCCGCGGCGCCGGAATCATCGCCCACACCGGGCAGCTGGTGCCGTCCACGCAGGAGAACACGCACGGGCATCGCATCGCCGTCTGGACTTTGACCGGCAAGGGGCGAGTCATCGCCGCCAAGCGCCGTGCCGCCCGCAACGAGCAGCGGAAGGCGGCAGCGTGATGGACCGCCTCAACGACCTCAACTACGGCTGGCTGTACCTCGGCCTCGTCGCCTCCAGCGGGCTCGGAGTCCTCATCGGCTGGCTGTGCAGCAAGCCCTGGAGGCGGACGTGAGGGACAACCTGGCCGCCGTCCTCGAGACCGCCTTCTGGGGCCTGGCCATATCCGTGACGGTCCTCGTGGTCACCACGGCCGCGGTCGTCGTCATCGCCGGCTACTGGACTGCCCGCCTCGCCATCTGGGGCGGACAGCGGGCGCGTTACCGGTCGGACCTGCGGCGCATGCGACGACGCCCCGCACCCCCACGGACCGCCAGCGAACAGGCCGTCCTCGACTACCTCACCATCCGCACCGCCTGGAACCAGCCCACACGAGAGGAGGCACGACCGTGACCACGGCCGCCGAAACCCACACCCCGAGCCGCGCCTGCTACCTCCGCGGCTGCCGTACCGACGCCTGCGCCCAGGAGAACTACCGCTACGGCAAGAAGCTGGCCACCGAACACGTCCGAGGCGAACGCCGCCTCCACGACATCGCCCAGGTCCGCACCCACATTGAGCAGCTCCTCGCCAACGAGTGGTGGCAGGCAGAGATCGGCCGTGTGAGCGGAGTCTCCCGGTCGACCATCAGCCTGATCGTCCTGGGCCACCTGCCGCGCACCAACAAGCGCATCGCGCTCGCCATCCTGTCCATCCCGATCACCCCCATCGTCCGCACCGTCGATGGAGACCGAGTCGACGCCACCGGAACCATCCGCCGACTGCACGCCCTCGCCATCCTCGGACACAACTGGACAGTCGTCGGCGCCCGTACCGGCATGACACCGGACCGGCTCAGCTTTATCGCCCGCGGCAAAACGGATGTGGTCCGCCCCGAAGAAGCGCAAAGGATCGCCGCCGCATACCGGGACCTGTCGACAACGCCCGGCGCAATGAAGCAGATCGTCACCAGCGCACGCAACAAAGGCTGGCACGGACCACTGGCCTGGGACGACATCGACGACCCGAACTGCAAGCCGGAAGAGGCCAAACCGTACAAGCCCGCCGACAAGTACCGGCGTGACCCCGACCGCACGCGGGAGATCGAACACCTCTACCTGCTCGGCGAATCTCCGCAGCAGATCACCAAGAAGCTCGGCGGCAACGAGAAGTACATCAGCGACCAGCTCAACGCGGTCATCGCCAAGCGTGCGGCCAAGGCCGAACGAGAGCGACTCGCGGCCAAGCAGCAGCGGAAGCAGGTGGCCGCATGAACCGCGCCGCCATCGAGGAACTCCTGCACGCCGGCTTCGGCAACAAGGCCATCGCCCAGCAGGTCCACGTGTGCCGCAGCCGGGTTGCCGCGGTTCGCGCCGAACTCGGCCTCCCCAAGAGCACCCGGCGGTACGAGGCCAGCAGCGCCGAGGACCTGTTCTGGCGCCGCACCCAGCCCGCCGACGGCGGACATCTCGCCTGGACCGGCTACCGCAACGGCAAGGGCGTGCCCGCGGTCCGCACCGTCGACGGCATGCGCACCGCCTACCGCATCGCCTTCCAGATCCGGTGGGGCCGCGAGCCCGTCGGCTACGTCAAGTCCGGCTGCGAATACGAGGGCTGCGTCCACCCCGAGCACGTCGAAGACCAGGCCATGCGCGACCAGTACGCGGCGATCTTCGGCGCAGCTGCCTAGCCGCACACGACGAAGGCCCCGCCGGTGGCGGGGCCGGGAGGAGGAGCAATGAGGTCAGAGAACGTCGTCGTCCGACTTGACGCGACGCTTCACGACGCGCCGCGGCGTGGCCTTGGCCAGCAGCTCCTCGTACAGGTCCGCATCCTCCGCCTTAAGCAGATCGACCAGCCGGCGCAGGGACTTGGCCTCCTCGTAGCGCTTGACGGAGACGAGCACGGCCTGCGGCTTGTCGCGGCGAGTGAGCACGAAGTCGACGTCGAGCAGCCGAGCCTCGGCGATGACCTCGGTCATGTTCGCGCGGGCTTCGGAGACTCCCAGTTCCCGAATCTTCGGCTCACTCATGAGACCAGCATACACAGAAGCTCGCTTGTACCGTCCGTCGGGTTGTACAATTCAGTGGTTGGCGAAGCTCCCGCACCACGAGCGACGCCGCCCCCATGAGGGCTGCCTCAAAACAGCGAACCACCAGCAGAGACACCCTCCTGAGAGAAGAGAACTGATGGGCTACGAGCTCCGCCGCGAGATCCGTGAGGCGTTGGGTCCCAACGTCACCGGCCTTCAGCGCGCCGTCGCGCTGGAGATCGCCGATGACGCGCGGCACGACGCTGACGGGCGCCGGAGTCGGGCCTCCCTGAAGGACTTGGCTCGCTGGAGCGGTGCCAAGGACACGGCGGTCGTCCGCAACGCTCTGAAGCGCCTCGCCGAGGCCGGCTGGGAGTTCCGCGTACCGATCGGTAAGGGCAAGGACGGCCGGATCCTCTACGCGACCCCGGGCCACTCCATGGAGTTCAGGGTTCCGTACCCGCCAGAAGGTGCCCCTGCTCACTCTGAAGGAGCCCCTGCTCACTCTGACGAAGAGAACGAAGAAGGAGCCAGGGCTCATTCAGAAGGAGCAGGGGCTCACTCAGAAGGTGCCCCCGCTCATTCAGAAGGAGCCGGGGCTACCCCCCCCTCACAAATCACAACCCACATACCAACTACTCCCGCTGACGCGGCAGGCGACGAGTCCGCTCGGGGTGACGCCGAAACGCAGCAGCGGGACGACTCCACCGGTGTCGCCGCCAAGAAGCCGGCGAAGAAGGTCAGTCGCAAGCCAGCCGCCAAGAAGGCCGCCGAGTATCCCGTCGCTGACGAACTCACTGCCGCCTTCTGGGACCGGCACGGCAAGGGGCGCGCCCAGTCCTTCGTCGCCGTCCGCTCGGTGATCCGTACCGCTGTCGGCAACGGCGTCGAGCGCAACGACCTCGCCCGCGCCCTTGATCGCCTGGTCCGTGACGGCATGTCCGTCTCCGGCTCAACGATCGACATCGCCCTCAACAAGATCCGTCGCCCCGGAGGCCAAGCCGCGCCGGCCCCGGCGCCCCGCAACATGACCGAAGAGGAGAAGAAGCGTGCCCTCAAGTTCGGCTGACGAACTCAGCCCCCGCGAATCCTGGCTCCAGGAGCGCAGTCAGTACGCGCTTCAGCGGTTCGACGAGCGGACCCCGCTCATCTACCGCCAGCCCATCAGCGTCCACGAAGACGTCCGCAAGTGGATCGCCGGCTGGGGAGGAACCAGCCTGTTCCTCACCGGATCCCTCGGCGTGGGCAAGACCCACACCGCCTGGCGGACCTGCCGCCTGTGGCTCGAAGCCTGGTACGCGCCCACTCGGCCGTGGACCGCGGGCGGACCCGACGTCCGCACCTACCGGTCGACGTCGCTGTTCGACGCGCTGCGCCCGGACGGGCCCGACGAGGTGCGCCGCACCCTGGTCAGGGAGCTCCAGGACTGCCAGCTGCTGTTCGTCGACGACCTCGCCGCCGCCAAGGCGTCGGTGTGGACGCAGGAGCGGCTGTTCGAGATCTTCGACGAGCGGTACATCAACCGCCGCCCCGTGGTCATCACTTGTGACGTGCTGCCCGGCGAACTGTCCGAGGTGACGGGCCCGCGGGTCGCCTCCCGGCTTGCCGAGATGTGCGGCGACAGCATCGTCCTCCTCGAGGGCGACGACCGCCGTAAGGGGGCGGCGGCGTGACGAACCTCAGCCTGTGCTCCGGCTATGGCGGTCTCGACCTTGCCGTCGAGCAGATCACCGGCAACAAGACCCTCGTCTACGCCGAGAACGACAAGTTCGCCGCCCAGGTCATGGAAGCCCGCTTCCCATGGGCCACCAACCTCGGCGACATCAGCAAGACCGACTGGGCTGCACTCGCCCAGGAGCACCACTTCGACACCATCGCCGCCGGCTTCCCCTGCCAGGGACTCTCCAACGCCGGCCTCCGGAAGGGATTCCTCGATGCCCGCTCGGCGCTCTGGAAGAACGTTGCTGAAGCTGTTCGCGTCATTCGACCTCGCCTCGTCTTCCTGGAAAACGTGGCGGCGATCCGGTCGCGCGGCCTCGGCGAAGTCGTCGCCGACCTGGCCACGATCGGGTATGACGCGCGGTGGACGTGTGTACGAGCTGGAGACCCGTCCGTCGGCGCGCCGCACCCGCGCGACCGCTGGTTCCTCGTCGCCTATCCCACTGCTCAAGACCCCGACAGCGCAGCTTGGCGTGAACGGTGGACCGCAGCACCCGGACAAGCGGAAGGCCGGGGGGCACGGGCCGACCTTGGAGGACGAGGTGGTCTTCCTGTTCTCGCCGCCGCCGGCGGCATAGCGCTCCTGCCTACCCCGAAGGCCAGCGACGGGCCGAACGGCGGCCCCAACCAGCGTGACGGGCAGGGCAACTACTACCTGCCCGGCATGGCGGTGCGCCTCGGGCAGGACTGGGTCGGTACGAACGGCTCCGACTACGGGCCGGCCATCCGGCGTTGGGAGGTCGCCACCGGCCGACCCGCACCCTTGCCGACCGAGCCCGGCGAGCGCACCAGCCGACGCCTCAACCCGCTGTTCGTCGAATGGCTCATGGGCCTGCCTGAGGGCTGGGTTACCGACCTCGGCCTGCCTCGCGCGCAGCAGCTCAAGATCCTCGGCAACGGCGTCGTCACCCGCCAGGCCGCCGAGGGCTACCGCCGACTTCTGACCGCCGACCTGGAGGCGATGGCCGCGTGACCACCGAAACCGACATCTGGGGCCCCGACGAGGCCCCGCCAGCCCCCGGCACCTCCGCCACCGAGGCTGAACGCGTCATCGCCGCCTCCGTCATGGCCCGCCCCGAACTCATCGACGAACTCGCCGGAGAGTTCGACCCCGCCGACATGCAGATCGACGCGCTGCGCTGGGTGTGGCACGCCGTCGACGAGATCCGCGAGGCCCTCACCAAGGGTGAGATCCGCTGGCAGGCCGTCGACCGGCAGCTGCAGGCCTGGCGCGCCACCGGCTACCTGCCCGTCCCGCCCCTGGACCTTGCCCAGCTCTCGCAGCTGTACGACCTCGCCCAGACCTCATACCCGGCCGGCTCCTACTACGCCAAGCAGATCACCGAGGCCGCCATCGCCCGCCGGTTCCTCGCGATCGGCTCCGACATCAGCCTGCGCGGACGGTCCGCGGCCTTCGACTCGGCCACCGACATCTCCGCCATCCAGGACGCCCTCGATGACGTCGTCCGCAACCGCGACACCAGCACCCCCAAGCTGCTGCGCGACATCATCGGCGGCGCCCTTCAGCGATCCGTCACCCCGCCCAGCCTGGAGCAGGTCGTCCCCACCGGATTTATCGACCTCGACGCGCTGCTCTCGGGCGGCTTCAAGCCCGGACAACTCGTCGTCGTTGCCGCCCGGCCCGCCATGGGCAAGTCGACCCTTGGCCTCGGATTCGCCCGCGCCGCCGCCATTCGCAACGGCATCCCGACCCTCTTCGAATCCCTCGAAATGGGCGACGCCGAACTCGGCGACAACATCCTCTCCGCCGAAGCCCGCGTCCCCCTGCACCACATCAAGCAGGGCATCGTCGACGACGCCGGCGTCCAGCGCGAAGCCCGCGCCATGCCCCGCATCAACGAGGCGCCGCTCTACCTCAACGACTCGGCCGAGCTGTCCCTGCCGATGCTGCGCGGGCGCGTCCGTCACCTCATTCGCACCGCCGGGCTCCGCCTGGTGATCGTCGACTACCTACAGCTCATGGACGCGCCCAAGGCCGAGAACCGGCAGGCCGAAGTCTCCAAGCTGACCCGCGGACTCAAGCTGATGGCCAAGGAGTTCGGGATCACCCTGATCATCCTCGCCCAGCTCAACCGGGGCCCCGAGCAGCGCACGGACAAGAAGCCGATGGTCTCCGACCTGCGCGAGTCCGGGGCGATCGAGCAGGACGCCGACATCGTGATCCTCCTGCACCGCGAGGACGCCTACGAACCGGACTCTCCGCGGGCCGGGGAAGCGGACTTCATCGTCGGCAAGCATCGGGCCGGCCCGAAGGCCACGGTCACGACCGCCTTCCAGGGCCACTACGCCCAATTTATCGACATGGCGCAAAGCTGATGAACCATGACATCGGCGACATCGCAGCCATGCGCCACGACGGCGACCTCAAGGACTACCTGCTCTCCCTGACTGTCGGTGGGCCCGCCTCCGTCAAGCCCAGGCCGGCCCCGGTAGCCCCCGCCGATCCCGCCTACCGGATCGCCCACAAGGGCGGCTGGCCCATAGGCACCACCGCCACCGGCCCCACCCCGACCCACGGCCGCTGCACCTGCCCGCAGTGCGAGCAAGCCGCCGTCGTCGCCCTGCCCCGCCCGCAAGAGCACGCCGAAGGAGAAGCCGCATGACCCGCCGCAAGCCCACCGTCCGCGTCTTCCACCGTCCCGCCGGCTGGGTGCTGCCCGACTTCACCGACCTGGCGGACTGCACCAGCAACCACATCCCCGACAACGCCGGCCAGCCGCCCTGCACAGCCGCAGCCGTGTGGAAAGTCGTCGAAGACCACGGCATGCACCTCACGATCGGCTTCTACTGCGACGCCGACCTGCCGGCCGCGCACCGGCAGACCGCAGCCGCGTGACGTCGCCCGTTGTTCCTCGCCCGTCCCCCGGCGTGGGGGTGGGGTGTGCGTCTGCCCGACCGGGGCGGGATGCGAAACCTGGACAAACCAACTCACCGACAGGAGAAGCCCGATGACCGATCACAAGCCCGAGCCCTGGTTCTGGGAAGCCGCAAGCGACGACTGCCCCCACGGCGCCGAGCCGACCGACGACACCAGCCCCGAGTGGGAGGTCTGGGACGGCAGCCACACCGGCAGCCCGCAGGACGTCCGCATCTGCCTCGACGCGCCGGCGGGTGAGGCGTGCGGGGCCTGTTCCGAGGAGAACGGCGAGATGGTGCCGTGGTCCGCCTGCCGGTCCCGTGACCGCGCCCGCCGCGAGGAGAAGCCCGCGACCGGGCAGCCGACCGTCCACGCCCCGATCACCGTCACCGGCGGCAGCCTCGAATGCCTGGAACGCGAGTGCGAGGACTTCTTCGACGACGAGGGCGACGAGATCCCCGGCAAGGAGACCTGCTCGCACCTCAGCGAGATGGAGATCTGCGAGGGCTGCACCGGCCCGCACAAGAACGGCGAGTTCCCGGTCGTCGTCGCGTGGGCGGACTGCACGCAGCGCCTCGCCGTCGCACGCTGACTCGCCCGCAGTAGGCACAAACCCCAGCGAACCGCCCACCAGACAAGGAACCCCATGACCGACCAGAAGCCCCTCACCGAGCAGCAGCTCGCCGACATCGAGACCCGCGCCACCGCGACCCCTGACGGGCCGTGGGTCCTCACCGACGACTTGGACGGCGACGGCTACCCCGGACACCTGTGGGTCGTCCGCACGCCCGCTAGCGGCCCGGACGAGCCCGACGAGCATTCGGCCGTGGTGAGCATCGGCAACCGCGCGCTCGGTGAGTTCATCGCCCACGCCCCGGAGGACATCGCCACGCTGCTCGCCGAGGCCCGCCGCCTTCGCGCCGAGCTGGTCGAACAGCGGGGCGAAGTCGACAAGCTGGTTCGCTGGCACCGCGAGGACGGCGCCGAGATGGACAAGCAGCGCGCCACCATCAGCCGCCTCCGTGCTCGCGTCGCCGAGCTGGAGGTCGGACTGAACGACCTGGCCGCCCTGGTGAGCCAGTGGTACGACCGCTCGAAGAATGCCGAGGCTCGCGTCGCCGAACTTGAAGGCGCGCTCACGGAGATCCGGCAC